TCTTTGGGTGATGAGGGTCAGAGGAGTAAGGTCATCCAGACCGCCAGGCAAGCGATCGGGACAACCGAAGCCACGGGACACAACGACGGGCCCGTGGTGGACGAGATCCTAGACTCTGTAGGTTTAAAGGGTTCTGGCGCCCCTTGGTGCGCAGCTTTCGTTGTTTGGGTGGGAGACAAGACTTTTACGCGTCCGCTTAATCCGTACCCAAGGACAGCCTGGTCTCCGGCTATGTTGTATCGTCCAACTTGGGACAGGGCCAGGCGCGGGACGCCTCTTAAACCGGCAGATGTTTTTGGCATTTGGTTTAACAGCATGGGGAGGGTTGCCCACACGGGGTTGGTTGAGAAAAACGACGGGGAGTGGCTTTTGACTATTGAGGGAAACACCAACGGGGGTGGCTCTCGCGACGGAGATGGGGTTTATAGGCGCCGCCGGCTGGCGGTTAATGTCTTGGGGAGGTCTTGGCTATGAGCCTTCGTATAGGGGCTATAGGAGTGCAAAAAGTATCCTCCAAGCTGCTTGAGCAGGGTTTTCTAGTCAGCTTACCCGTTTTTGACGAAGGTTATGATCTTATAACCGATTGGCGGGGTAAATTGTACCGGGTGCAGGTGAAAAGCACCATGGGGCCAAGCGACACAAAACCCAGGAACCATTTAAAGTTTATGGCCGTGAAAGGGCCTGGATACGGCTATGGGGCTAAACTTGGCGGTAACCGGCTAAAAGTGACTTACACCAAAACAGATTGCGACGCCTTTATATTTTATCATATCCCCCTTGAGGCTTTGTTCATTGTCCCGAGATCAAAGCTACCCAAGACAAAATCAGTCTACCTGGCCACAAACTCCTCCTGGAGGGATAACTGGGACGTATTGAAGTTCAAAGGTTGAAACGACTTTCATTTCTGAGAAAATAACCATATGGCCATAGAAGATTCAGGACGGCAGGTAGCGGGCTTTAACGGGCTGGAAAGTGGCATGGATTCCTCAAAGGAACCAAACATGATTAGCCAGAAAAGCTATGCGCTTGGCGTCAATGTCACGGCCAGAGGCGGTACAGTAAAAACAAGGCCAGGGTTTGTTCAGCTTGATTTACAGTCTGACCCCGAAGACCCGGACGCACTTGATTCTTTCCAGACAGGATATTTTCAAGGAGCCACTTTGTTTACTCAGCCCGCCAACCGGGATGAAGCTTCTGACTTGGCTGACGGGGGAAAAGGAAAAACCTACATCATTGCCGCCGCCGGAGGGTGGCTTTACCGAATCGACCCCCAAACAAAGCGAATCATCCGTATAAATGGAACCTCCGGCACGACCACAATACCAAAGAATATTGTAAGCATCACTTGCTCAGGGACCACAGCTACTCTTACCACCGATACTGCTCATCAATTAAACCCTGGGGACAAAGTAACGGTTGCCGGCACGCTGCAAGCTCATCTTAATGTTACAGACGCCACAATCTTATCCACGCCGACCCTGACTTCTTTTACTTACACGGCGAATTCGTCGTCCTCGGTTGGCTCTACCGTCGGCTCTTACACCATATACAACCCTTCTGTCGGTTACGTAAACCTTCCAAAGTTTATGGACACCACGTACTACACCCTGCGTGTGGCCGGGGCAGGGAAGGCGACGTCTGGCGCTGGGCTGACAAACAGCTCCAAGGTTATTATTGAAGATCCTTTACCCACAGGCGTATTGCTCGGCAAGACGGGCACTGATTTTTCTGCTTCGGCTACCACGGTTTCTGGGGGACTTAATTACGTTACGGTAAACGACGGAGGCAGTGGTTTTAGCAAGTACGCAAAAGCGTACGTTGTGGGCTCTACCAATGCTTCGCTTGCCTTAAGGTTTTCAAGGGACTCTTCCGCAACTGATCGCCCTTGGCCTGATCAAAACCACGAAACAAACCGTCATTATTTTTGTCAGGCTGAAAAGTATCTTATTATTCAAGACGGCATCAACGCCCCCTTTATCTTTGACGGGGAAAATATACGAAGGGCCTATGTAACTTCTAACCCCGCCATATCGATGGGTTCCGGAAGTGGAACAGTTATATCTGTCGTGGTTACAAACAGGGGTTCTGGTTATACCTCCGCTCCAACGGTTACAATTTCAGCTCCTGGGGGAACCGGGGTAACGGCTACGGGTAACGCTGCGATTAGCGCGACTAGCGGTCAGGTTGAGAGAATCACAATATCGAATGCCGGGACCGGCTATACTTCGGCCCCCACAATCACTTTCTCCGGGGGTGGCGGCTCCGGGGCCAAGGCTTATGCGATTCTTGAGAATCCTTCTGAAATCCCGACCGGGTCTATTATGGCTTACGGTCAAGGGCGTCTTTTTGTGGCCAACTCGAATCGTTTTGAGATTCAGGCGCTGGATCTTGTTGGTTCTCATGTAAACGTTAAAGCGGGTACGACGAGTTCCGGAGCGACCAATTACCCGCTTTCAGATCCTAGAGCTTCTGTTCTTTTCAACACCGAAAACACTTATCTGAACGAAGGCGGAAGTCTGCTTATGCCTTCGTTTATGGGCAGAATAACCGGAATGCAGTTTGTCCCTACACAGAACACTGTGGCGGGGCAGGGGCAGTTGTTTGTGTTTTGCGAGTTTGGGGCTGCTACTTTTGCCGTGACGACCCCAAGAAATCAATGGGGCGCAACGTCCGGTTTCCAGACAGTTCTCTATACAAATATTGGCGCCGTCGGTCCCGACGCTTTTGCCCAGGTAAACGGAGATCTATTTTTCCGGTCCAACGACGGTCTTCGAACGTACAAAAACGCAACCGCCGAAATGGAAACGTATGGAAACACGGCCATGAGCGCCGAGATGAATTACATCCTAAATCAAGAGCCCATTCATCTTTTGCAGGACGTAAGTCTCGCTTACACCGATCGGGGTCGAGTTTTGATGACCGCCTTGCCGCAGGAGTACCAGCTGAATACGGTAAACAGCAAAGCCAAGAAAGTTTACAAAGCTTTAATCAGTCTTGATTTCAACTCGATGACCGGAAGCCTTGGTAAAACAGCAGCTGCCTACGACGGGGTTTGGACAGGGCTCGACATGCTTCAAGTTATTGCGGGGGATTTTGGGCGCAGAAATAGGGCCTTTATTCTCGGTATCAGCTGTAACCTGAACACCTTGTGGGAGATTGACCCAAAGGCCCACGAGGACAGGCCGATTGCGGGCAACGAAGTGGTCTACTCCAACGGTTTGTTAACCGGAACGTATCAGAATAATACGTTAACCGGGACCACGAGCGGTAAATATGACTTAAGCAAACTAGCTTCGCTTGGCCCGGATAACATTAAGCTTATTCTGTCTGCTGAGAATGAAACGGCTAGCACCGGTTGGACCACTTCGTCTATGGCCGGCACGGGCATCTCCCTGAGTTATGTGGTGAGCAGTCTGGACGTCCCCGCCGAATCTTTTCATCTGAATTCTTCACTGACCTCCTCAATCAAAGGCACGGTTTTATATCTTTCAGACCAGGCTTCCGCGGAGGTTGCCAAGGAAATAAATCTTGGGCCCATCAATACAACCGGGTTTCTTTATGTGAGGGCTTCAGCAGTTGCGGCTCTTCCGGAGGGTAATACCTCGACCTTTTCTTTAGCTTTGACCGGCAGCTCCTCCGGTTCTGTGCCGATTCGCGCTGAGCTTGAGACCACAGCTTATTCGTTCCGCTCAATGTTTGAGTTAAAAAAGCTGATCCGATCCGATCTATGGTTCTCAAATCTCCGTGATCAAACAGACGTGGAGGTGTATTACAAGCCGGATCAATACCCAAGCTGGATATTCTGGGACAACTTTTACATGTTGCCGGAAACCTCCGTCACCATCAGGGCTTTAAGTGGTGACGCCATCGTTAAAACAAACCTATCTTCTTATTTAACCGCGCAAGACCTGGCCACACTCTCGGCAGAACTTCATCAAATTGATCTGACAAAATACAGTTCCAGAATTACACGTGGACTTGGGTTAAGGCTGGATTTTGAGACCGGGACTACGCCTCCCGGGACCGGAGCCTCGCCCTATCAAGTAGGGGTATCTTATCTTGTGTCGACGCGTACTCCGTCCGAGGTTTCAGCCCTTGTAAGCGGTTCGGCAGAGCACACGACCTTTTATAATTCCTTCAGAACAGTCAACGTGATTATTCCCACCGACATGACGGCTGCGAGATTTATCAATCTTTACCGTTCAACAGGCAATTATCTTTATGTCAAACTTTCATACCCGCAGGTTTTGCCAAATTCGTCTTACAACCTGACCGTAACTCCGTACGGTTTTAACCAAAGCGGGGCGACTCCCGATCATGTTGATACGACGGGTTTCTTTACAACTCTTCCTAATCTGAAACCGCAATTTGCGCCCCAAATACGTCTTATGAACCCAAGGGAACAAGCAGACCCTTTGACGAACAGGCTGTTTTCCCATGGGTATGACTTTCAAGCCCGTGTCGTGTGGACCGGCAACGCCACGCTTCAAAAGATGTTTTTGCATTGCCAAACCTTGGTCGAGCAGGTGGGAGGGAACATTTAATGAGCAATGAACTTAATAAGCCGCAATGGGTTCAGCTGGACGCCATTGAACCGTCTTTGTTTCTGCACTATTCGGAGGTGTGCGGCTCCGTTATTTCGGAAGAACTCTTAACAGAGCCGGGCACTTTGACTTTGTCAGGCGGATCAACCCTTTTCGGGGAACCTCTTACTGATCAAAGCGATACTTCATTATTGACATAATACAGCCAGTAGCCCAGAATAGGAGATTCCGCTATGCCTAAAATCACTGACCTACAATCTTTTTCAGGTACTTTAAGCAGCACGGATGTATTTCCCGTCGTCAGTTCTTCGGTCACCAAGAAAATAGCTCTTTCCGAGCTACGCGGTAATATTCTTTCTAGCGGATCGGTTTCCTCGCAACAGCTGTCGACCTCCGCGGTGACGACCGACAAATTGGCCGCTCGCGCAATCACGGGTTCCAAAATTGCTCTTGGCACTATCTTGCCAGAGAACCTTGAAACCCGATCAGGTCTGACCGCCGGGTCATATGGCTCAAACAGCGCTGTCCCTACCTTTACCGTCAATGACCAGGGGATTATTACCTCGGCCGGCTCCACAAGTCTTCGCCAGCAGGTGAGCGCAAATATCTTTCAGCCGTACAACACTCAAACGGTTGTGCTTTTTAAAGCTACCCATGCCATGACCATTAACACGGCCGTCACAACGACGTTTGGTTCTGGATCTGCGACCGTTACTCTTTCTCCCGCGCTTGCAAACGGAACTGTTATTGCAGCTGGTACTAGCGTCACAGCTACCTTCTCAAATCTTTCTGGCACCGTCGCCAACGCGACAATCTCATTTGGATACGTGAGCTGACGTTATGATGATTAGCATCATCGATAACGCGACATTCACCCTGTCCATTGGGACGGCGAATACCAACACCTACAATGTTAACCTTCGCACCATCTTTGAGACGCAGTACCCCTATGTAGGTTCCGGCGCAAAGGTTGAATTTACCGTGCTCGGAAATATTGGAAGCACCTCGACAAGTACGTACTCCTTGCAAACAGGGACCTGGCCCGAAGGTTCAAACATCAAACTTATCCTGCCCGCCAAGAGCGGGGGGACCACCAACAGCCCCGCTAACGGGGTTATCGCCGGTATGGGTGGTGGGGCTATTAGCACCGGGTGTTGCGATGCTTACCCTGCCGCGAGTTCCTATAACCCTGGCGGACCAGCTATTCTTCTTAGCTACCCACTTACTATTGAAAACAGCGGCGTTATTGGGTCGGGCGGCTCGGGCGGGCTAGCCATCACTCAAAACAGAGATAATAACGCTTTGGGCGACGGAGGTGGCGGCGCAGGCATTAACCCTGGGTATAGTTTCCAAGGGCGATACAATTACACAGGTGGGACCTGGCCTGCCTCTTATTTGGTTGGTGGAAACAGCATCGGGGTGAATGGTGGAAATTTGGGTATAGGTACTGGCATTGCGACGGCTAAAGCAATTGTAACCCAGGGCAACGCCCTAACCATCACAGGAAGCGGTCAACTTTTAGGAGGCACCAGTTAAATTATGGCTCTACTCGCATCTACACTCCCGGCCGGCACAAAGTACGCAACCCCGCAAGAGTTGTTGGCTTTATTTGCCGAAAACCTTTCTGTCCCGGCCTCAGACGCAAGCATGTTTGTGTTGAGCACCACTGCTCCGACCGACCAGTCGAAGATCTGGCTGGACTCATCCACCGCTAACCCGACCCTCAAAATATACAACGGTGGTTGGGTATCCATCAGCGCCCAGAATACCTTTACGAGCGGTTTCACTGTTTCTGGCGGCAATGTCCGGTTAATCAACCCGGCTCTTTCGATCGACAATACCGGCACGTATGCCGGACGTGTTGGGATTGGAACCGAGACTCCAACGACAAAACTTGACGTGGTTGGGGCAATCAAAACAGATACATCGTTGACAACGCCGGCGCTCATTCATCCCACAAGCGGAACCCTGGCAATTACAGGAGCGGTATCCACAACCGGCGGCATTACCGTGTCCAGCGGAAGCCTTAGCATTACGGCTGGCGCAATCACAGCATCCGGCAACATTACTTCTTCCGGGGGCACGGTTTCGGCCACGGCCATCAATGTTGGAACGGGTGCAATCACGGGAGGTTCGCTTTCTTTAACGGCAGCCTCAATCACTTCCGCTGGGCTGTTAACGGCTGCAAATATTACGACTACCGGCGTTCTTACGGCTGGAAGTGTTGTACTTCCTTCAGCCACAACCTCAACCACTTCCGCTTCCGCTGGTGGCGGGCCAGCATTGCCGGCCACTGCGGTTGGGTGGCTACACGTAACAATCAACGGGACGGTTAGAAGGATTCCTTACTATCCGACTGCTTAATGACATTTGGCGAAATCAAATCCGAGATTGCGCGGGTAGTTGACAACGGTGTCCCTTCGACGGATGCCCGGGTAATCCAGCGCGTCAACCAGGCGCAACGCAGGCTTCACGCCATCCGGGCCTGGGTTGGCGCTTTGGCTAAATACAAAGTCGACGTCACATCCGGCGTTTTCACTTTGCCGCCCCAGCTTGAGTCCATTGTCCGCGTGGCCAAAAACAACAACGCAAGTCTGGCTTCGGGTAACGTGCTTCTGTGCGACAACGCCTATGTTTTTATTCACGACGACGGCGACCTGGTTCCCCTGAATTTTGAGCCGATCGGGTCGACCGCAAACGTCATTCAGTTCAGGATTGATTCCTCAGTTAGTCCGATGCCGACAAGCGTCATTGTCACCGGAAAGAAGAAGATGGTGGACGTGGTCAATGATTCCGACGAGCTCATCATTTCTGATCTCGAAGCTCTTAAACTGATGGTTCTTGCCTTGTGGCGGGAAGAAAACAACCAAGTCGACATGGCCACCAGTCTCCAGGCCAAAGCGGTCGAGCACATGGCTTACAAGACCGACATGTCGGTGGAAGAAGCCCGTCGCCTTGTTTACCAGTCAAAACTGTCTACCCATGCGGTCGGCACAATGGGTTATGTCCGAGCCAAACTGGGCTTGGATCTTGAGTTTGGTATCAAGCTCGAGGACGCAAAGCTATTCGACCTGGTAAATAAAGCCCAAGACTTGTTGATCACCAAGAAACGGCTTCTGCTGGCTTCCTTGCGCTACGGAGTTAAGGACGGCCTGACTCTTCCGACCTACAGTTACATTGTTTCAGACACGGCTGTTCTTCCCGTGTCGAACTACCAGATCGTTAAGTTGGCGGTCCTGGCTTTGACAGCACTTTCACTATCATCAAAAAACGCGCAACTTAACCTGGACCAAGCGGCTAAGTTTGAGGCGGAAGCCATCAAGATGCTGGAAGAGGAACTTAATGTGGAGCTTGAGTCCAAACGGCACGGAACCTACACAACGGCTTTGTCGACCGCTATTCCAGGGACCCTGGGATATATGAAAGCCCGCTTTGCGCTTGAAGCCCCCAACGGCCTGCGCTTGTCCGATTCGGAGCTGACCCGCTACATCAATCAAAGCGAAGAACAGTGCATGCGGATGGGAACGTTTGTTGGGACAATCAAGACCTACACCCTGACAATCAATCAAGCCGACGGGCTTGTTTACGTGCCCAACGACGTGGAGGCTATTCTTGGGGCCACTTTCAATGGGTCTCCAATCCCAGTCTACGACGAATTTTACGACTTCAAGGAAAACGGTCCCGGGTATCAACAGACGGATATTGATTCCAACAACCCTTCCAACCTGACCGCTTCGCCTTGCATGGTCGCCAGGGGCGAGACCAGGGTAAACAATGTTCAGTATCGTGCTTATTTTGTTCGCGGAAACTGGGCCAGCAGCTCGTACGTCCGTCTATTAGTCAAAAAACGTCCGGTCTACAAAACCAACGACAGCGACGTTATGAGTATTAAAAACTACCCCGCCATCTTTAATATGGCCCTGGCCGCTTTGACAATCACAAGCAACGCCGAGCAATCCGCCATTCACGAACAAAAAGCACTTATGCTTCTTCGCGATGAACTCAGGGAATCGAAAACCGGAGAGCACCATTCAATTCGGGTTCAGGCGCAAAACTTCTCGCTCGGGGGAATCATGCCGATCATATGAGCGAAGTAATCACCCCGGTAACAGTCATCGGAGATTCCGCCATTGGAGGTACTGCTACGGTTGATAGCGGGGATATCGCCGTAGTAGCCGGAAACCTTTCTTCGATTGATGTTGTCTCAAACAGTATCAGTAGCGTTTTAACAAACGCGACCAATATAGCTTCCATCAATACTGTGGCGGGAAGCAATACGCAGGTCGTAAACGTTTCGGATAACATGGCAAAAGTCCAAACGATATTTAGCAATATCGACAGTGTTATCACGGATGCAAACAACATAACTTCAATCAACACCGTTGCAGCAAGCAACACGCAGGTCGTAAACGTTTCGAACAACATGACCAAGGTTCAAACCGTTTATGACAAGCTCGGCGAGCTGAACCGGTACTACACAACATTTATAGGAACTAGCGCCACTGACCCAACTCTCCGCCTGGATGGGTCGGCAGTTCAAACCGGCGATTTATATTATTCGACCTCAATGCCTGGAATGAAAGTAAAGACGGCTTCTGGGTGGGAAGCGGCTGGGTCAGGTATATCAGGAGCTTTTAAGTTTTCAGCAGGAACAGCCTCTGCCCCATCCATTACAACTTTTGGGGACGAAGACACAGGCGTGTATTTTCCTGCAGCCAACACAACAGCTTTGACGACAAACGGGGTTGCCCGCCTTAGTGTCGGGCCTACTGGAACAGTCACAATTGGAGGAAATACCGCGTTAAACACTCTTTCGGTATCGGGGGCTAGCACTTTTACAACTGCTCCAATCGTTTCTTCGACTACAGCGCTTCAAGCCGTTTTTACGGGCTCCGACAAATCCCTGGTATCCAACGCTATTACTGGCACAGGCAACGTAGTTATGTCAGCTTCTCCGACCTTAACCGGCACGATAGCAGGGGCATCTCAGACATTATCTGGGACCTTGGCAGTCACCGGAGCGATTACGGCTACAGGCGGCGTAACTGGAAATGTGACTGGAAACGTTACGGGAAATGTTACCGGGAACGTGTCTGGTTCGGCAGGCTCTTGCACCGGCAACGCCGCAACCGCTACAAGTCTGGCTACCGGGCGGACAATCGGCATTACGGGCGATGTTTCTTACACTTCCGGGGTTTTTGACGGATCAGCAAATGTTACAGGAACAGCCACCCTGGCTTCCACCGGAGTAACGGCTGGCAGTTACGGAAGTACTTCATCCATTCCAACCATCACAGTAGACGCAAAAGGTCGGGTGACATCGGTTACATCCAACGCGATCACCATAGCCGCGGGGGCTGTCGGGGGTGGATCTGATAAAATTTTCTGGGAGAATGATCAAACCGTGACAACAGACTACACGATGACCAGCAATAAAAACGCAGTGTCGGCCGGCCCGATCGCCGTGAACACAGGAGTCACTGTAACAATCCCGACAGGCGGGGTTTGGACGGTGGTTTAACATGCCTATCTCAATCAACGGCACCGGGAGTATTACGGGTGTATCCGCTGGGGGATTGCCTGACGGGTGTGTTACAGCCGCGGATTTGGCTGCTGGCGCAGCCAGAACAAACTTTGGTGCGGGCGCCGTACTCCAGGTAGTCCAGACCGTTGTGACTTCCGCGGCTTCGTATGCCTCAACGTCCTTTGTGGATCTAGGTGTGTTGTCCGCGTCTATAACCCCTGCTTCCTCTTCAAATAAAATTCTTGTTCTTGCGGTTGTAAACTCAGGGTGTCAAACAAACGGATTTTTACGGCTTCAAAGAAATTCTTCAAATATTCATTTTGGCGACTCGTATTTAAGTACTGTCAGCGCCTCCGCAGCAGATGTGTACAACTCGGCAAACTCGTTAAACTCGGGAAGAACGATCATATGCCTTGACAGTCCAGGCTCCACAACATCCGTAACGTATAAAATACAAGGAGCCACCTACAATGCAAGTTATCCGCTTTACCTTAATATGAGTTACGGCGGGGCAAACGCCGCTTATGCAGTGCGATCCCCGTCCTCAATTACTCTGATGGAGATAGCCTCATGAACATTACCGCATGTCTTTTGCATTTGAGAAATGGAGAAGAGTTTATATGTGGAGACACGTATGAGTCCATCCAATGGCTTTCCAACACGCCAAAGCCCACGGAAGAAGAGGTATTATCCGCCTGGGAGCAAATTAAAACCGAAGAGGCGTGGAAGCCGGTACGTTTAAAAAGAGATATGTTGTTAACCCAGTCTGATTGGACGCAACTACAGGATTCAACGGCGGACAAGAATGTCTGGGCCGAGTACAGACAAGCCCTTAGGAATATCCCACAAACGTTCAGCGACCCAGAATCGATTGTCTGGCCACAAAAACCATGAGCCTCCTAAAAACTAACTCCATCCAGATCGGCCAGTCCACGACTGGAACTAATAATTTCACCCTCTCCGTCCCGTCCTTGCCCGATGGCACGATTAAGCTGGCGAGGGGCAATAGCGGATTCACGACTGCGGATATATTCAGCGTCAACGGAAGCGGTGCTATTACTGGTGCGACTATTTCTGGGGCTACGATTAATTCTTCTATTCTTAATGGCGGGTCGATTACGTTGGGCACCGCTGTTGCGGCCACGAGCGGGACCTCTATTAATTACACTGGGTTGCCGAGCTGGGTGAAAAGGGTATCTGTAATGTTTGATGGTATTTCAATCTCGGGCAACAACTATATACTGGTCCGGCTAGGAACCTCTAGCGGCTATGAGGCCACGGGTTATAAGTCTCAATTGGCGATTACCAATACGGGTAGCGCAACTGCAAATAGCACAGCCGGATTTATAATGCACTACAACGAGGCAATATCGACATCAAGCGGAACAATGACACTTAGTCATATGGGCAACAATCTATGGACGTCGTCTGGAACCTATTCTTGGACAGGTAGTACAAATTCTACAATTATGTCCGGAGGGTCAAAACAGCTTGGTGGCGTTTTGGATCGAATTCAAATTCTCGCGGCCAACGGTACAGATACTTTTGACGCCGGGTCAGTTAATATCATGTACGAGGGATAAATATGCCGACCACAATCCACGGAACTAACGGAATCACCTTCAACGATGGCTCAACGCAGAATACCCGTCCTGCGGTTGGCTTCCGCAATCGCATCATCAATGGCGATATGCGGATTGACCAAAGGAATGCTGGGGCGAGTGTTGCTTTTGCAAATGGACAGTATCTTTTAGATAGATGGCTGGGTTATCAGACAGCAACTACCGGAAAGATAACAGCCATACAAAGCACAACTGCGCCATCTGGTTTTTCTAACTCAATGCTTTTCACTTCTCAATCTAGTTATTCTGTACTAACTACAGATGTTTATGGTTTTGCTCAAAAAATAGAAGCATTTAATACGTCTGATTTAGGTTTTGGTACAGCGGCAGCGTCAGCGGTAACTTTATCATTTCAAGTGTATTCTTCATTAACAGGAACTTTTGGAGGAGCCTTGCAGAATAGCTCACAAGGCTATTCGTACCCATTTACATATTCAATTTCAACAGCAAATACTTGGACAAAAATAAATGTAACTATTGCAGGGCCAACTGCTGGTACTTGGATTAGCGGTACAAATGGTATTGGATTAACAGTTATTTTTGGACTTGGAGTTGGATCTACTTTTAGCGGAACGGCTGGTGCGTGGTCTGCTAACTCCTATTATTCAGCCACAGGTGCAGTCTCCGTAGTCGGCACAAACGGAGCCACCTTCTACATCACAGGAGTCCAACTCGAAGCAGGATCAACCGCCACCGAGTTTGAGCGCAGGCCGTATGGGACGGAACTGGCGTTGTGTCAGAGGTATTATGAAGTTGGCGGAGGTGCAAGCAATTCAATATGGTCTGGTTATTGCGTAAATGGGAGTTCATATTATTATGGAACTAGATTTATAGTAACAAAAAGAGTAACTCCAACAGTATACAATATAACAAATATTGCAGCACTTAGCTTCCCATCCACGGCATCAGTTGTCGGTGGACTTACATTTGATGGATTTCAATTATCAAGAACTGCAAATGCAACAAGCAATAGTGGATATTTTCTTGATTCATGGAATGCTTCATCTGAATTGTAAAAATGTATAAAATAATCAAAAACATGTTTGGTGATGAATTTGCTGTTTTAAAACAGGATGAAAAAAAATATATTCCATTTGATGCATCTAACACCGACTATCAGATTTATTTGAAATGGTTGGCCGAAGGCAACACTCCGCTTCCTGCTGACGAACCCGTCCAGGAACCGGCCCCAGAGCAGGAGACGGCCAATCCTTAAAATGTTGTTGATCTGTATATTATTACTGGCAGAATAGTGACAATACACATGACCCCGGCCAACCCTCCCTTTATACAGGAAACCATTGATTTTGTTAAAGTGATGCTTCCTTATTGCCAGGACCCGGAGCAGACCGTCCAGTGGCACATGAACCACATGGCGCTTGTTTTGGATAGGGACACCAACAAGCACAAAGCCGTCCAAGGTGTGACTCTGTTCCGTCGAGTGGAGGATCCTGATCAGGCCCGGAACCGCTGGGTGCATAACCCTGAAGGCAAACTCCTTTGGGTGGACTGGACAGTCAGTCTTTTGCACGGCGGTTTGGGACGTATGATCCGGCCTGTTTTTGAAAACCTTGGAAGACCCACCCACGTTGGTTTTTCGAGGCACAAGCATTTTGACCGCATGTCAATTTACCCGGTCTCGTTCTTTGACCGGTTAGCCAGGATGGGGCTGTAATATGGGTAAGAAAAGTCCTCCGAAACCACCGGAATTACAATCGCCAAAGCTTTCCCAGATAGACCTGGAAAAGCTGGGGCAGTTGATGAATCTCGATCTGAACGATCTTGGTTCCTACCTCAATGCGTACCCGGACTTCATGCAACAACAGAGCGTGCTGGGGGATCTTCAGGGCTTCTCAAACGCGGCCAATAAATCAGCACAAGACACCCTTGAGGGGGTTGCTCCTGGGGTTATGGGCAATCTTAAATCTGCGGCGGATACGGTTTCGGCTCAAATGCGGGGTGAAATCCCTCAGGACGTGGAGGATCAATTGTTTGGCAGCGCAGCCTTTAGAGATTTCTCCTCGGGCGCAGGGTCTTCCAGTCAGAGGGCAAGGAATCTTACCGCCCGTGATTTTGGAACCACCACGATGGATATGAAGAACGCAGGGCTCCAGAATTATCAAACTCTCTTGGGCGACGCCAATGCCTTGACCCCGGTCAAGCCCACCGATCTTTTGTTTAGCCCAGCGGATGTCCTAGCTCGGCAGGATGCAAATACCGCGATATCCAATCAGGAGGTTGCGTTTAACACGAACCTTACGAACTACACAACCACGTATAATAACGACATTGAAAATCAACAGCGGTACTACAACACCGGCATCAAGAACGAGCAGGCTCTTTACGACACCAACACGGCAAATACCAATGCCATGAACAAATACAACTACGATTTGATGAAGTATCAGTCGAGCGGTAGCAGTGGCTTGGGCAGTCTTATTGGCGGCGGTCTAGGGGCTATTGCGGGTTCTTTCATTGCCCCGGGAATTGGCACAATGGCCGGAGCCAAGATTGGTTCCGGTTTGGGTGGGGGCATCGAGGGCGCAGTCAGCGGACAGGGTTTTGGTGGATTGGCCAGCGGACTTCTTTCCGGCGTATCCGCTTTGGGCGGTATTGGTGGGGGCGCAGCCGGTTCTTCCAGCGGGCTTGGGGGTATGGGAAATCTTTTTGGCAACCTTGGTGGTATTTTTGGCGGAAGCAACGGGGCAAGTGGAAGTGGGTCTTCGTCGTTTGGGGCAACTCCTATCCCGAGGGCAAGCGGTCTTGGCGGGGGAGGGGCCGGAAGTTTCAACCCGTTCTCAAGCGGTGCGTCTTGGTCCTCCAGAAACACTGTTCCTTTATTTGGGAGATAATTTATGGCCTTAGGATCCGCAAACAGACAGCAGATGCAACCGGCGCAATATGTGAGCCCCGTAAACCCGGATGGTCTATTTCGCCCCGGCAATTACAGCGCTCCCAATTTTGACGGCGGCTTGTTCCGCCCGCAGGACACCATGCCGATGGTTCAAGAGCAGATGCAGAAAACTACGGTGGATAACGCCACAAGGCAGGGGTTACAAGATGCGGAATCGTGGGGCGTTCTGGAAAGAATGCAGAATGCCTTGGAAAAATCTCAACCAAATCTTGAGAGGATTAAATACAACCGAGCGATGGACATGCAATCGCTTTTGAACAGCGAAGTTAAGACGATCGGAGATCTTCATGCGCGTGCGTACAAAGGAGACATGAACGCTCAAGCGCAATTGGCGAATTTTACTTTCAGGCCCGAAATCCTTGAGGGCGCATCGATCGAACAGTTTTCAGCGCTACGGGATCAGCTGAATAAAGCGCAGTTGTCGGTGGCTAATAGCACTGTGATTGCCGCTTCTCAGGCGGTTAAGAAGGATCTTGCTGAACGAGTCCAGAAGCTTACAGGCGAAGGCAACGAGGATGCGATTGCCTTGGCATCCTTGATTGGATCGACCTTGGTTAAGAGCGGGACTTCGGCCATTCCGCAGCCTGAGATTGAAAACATCAAAGACAGAATTTCTTTTTATCGTGCCAAATATCCGAAATCTTCGGCTATTGAGTCCAACATTGTTGACCAGTACAAAACAAGTCTCCAAGAGGCTGATAAGAGCCGGTTAGAGGACATGGAGTACGGATCGAACAAAATGTCCGTCCGGGATGCTTCAAGTCTTATGGGTAACATTGGGCGTATTATTGCTTCTGATCCCACAATGTCCGACGACCAAAAAGCAATGTTCCAAGCCATGATGATTAACGTGGCTGGGAAGTCTGGTATTCTGAACGGAGCAATGATGCCGGGCATGACGACGCCATCCAGCAAGCCTGGCGAGCCTTCGGCTATGGATAAGCTCAACAGTTTCTTTAATACACCCTCCAAATAATCAGCGTAATGCAACTTTCAGACATCCTTCAGAACGATAAGTTCAAAGGGGCCGATCCTGACAAACAGGAAGAGCTTCTAAGCCTGTATGAACAGGCCATGCACGACGAGGCTTTCAAGCCAGGTAATTTCAACATGCGTCAATACCTGCAGGCCAAGCAAGAGGTTGATTCAGCAAAGACAGCTTTAAACCTACAGCCGGACCCAAGATCTTTCTTCGGGAGGATGAAGGACGAGTTCGTGAACGGCATGTCCTCCTCTATGCAGGCAGCCAAAGCTCTTCGGGCTATTAACGGTCTCGAAGACCCCGACCAGGCGGCAGCTGAAATTGCGGAGCAAGAAAAGGAATTGCAGGCTCGGCCGGTTGCTAGGGCGATGCTCAAATACCAAAAAGCCGGAGGTCAAGGTTGGGTAGCTCCAATTCTAAATATCTTTACCAATCCTGAAGCCGCGGCCTTGATTGCGGCTCAAGGTTTGGGTTCGAGTGTTCCAGGACTTGCTATGGGAGCGGCTGGGAATATTGGGGCTAAGGTTGCCGGAGGAGGTAAGGAGGCGGCTTTGTTGGCCACCATGGCTGGTGTTGGGGCTGGTTCGGCTTTTGTGGAGGGCGGGTCAAAGGTTTTGGATGATTTACGACAGGAAACCGGGAACCTTCAGGACACAGAAAAAGTGGCCGCAATTCTGCGTGACCCACAAAAAGTACAGCAGATTAAAAATAGGGCTTTGGCTCGCGGAGTTACTGTCGGTGCGTTTGACGCTGCTTCCGTGGCCCTGCCGTCGGAGATGCTTTTCAAAACAGCTAAGGGGCTGAAAGGTCTCGCAGCCAGGGGTATTGGGGATGCTGCCCTTCAAGGTATGCTTGGCGCAGCGGGGGAAGTGGCCGGCAGCGCAGCAATCGGCGAAAAGTCCGATCCCGCCGACGCCTGGGCAGAGTTCATTGGAGAAATGGTTCCCGGTATGGTCGAGCTTGGACTTGGCGGAGCCCGTAGTCTTATTCCTCAGACCGAACAAGCGGCGCAGGAAAAATCAAAAACCAACGCCATGTTTCCAAGTCAGACCAGCGCCCCCACGATTAAGACAGAAAGACAAAAGGGTCAGTTTGGGGAGCCGAGATTGCCCGCCGGGGCTGTAGCTAAAGGAGCTCAGAAAGCCGCCAATACTCCTGCTCCGTCGCTTCAACCGCTTAAAGATCGCGATGTTAATGATCTATTGAATGGATCCGATGTGGTTGAGGATGCGACTTTGGAAGAGGTCGGCGGCCTTGCTACAACTGGAACCCCAGAAGAGAATATGCCGAAGCCCAAGAGCGAGGGCGCCTTTACGTATCATGGTAGTGCATTTGGGCCTTTTGCGTCTGTTGCAGAATCTCTGGCAGAACAGCACGGGGTTAAACGTGGTGGTTACAAGGTGGCGACCAACCAGCAAGAAGATGAGGCTAACTTTGAATTTGATACGACAACTAACCCCGACGAGGCTGACCAAAAGAATATTGATAGCTCCGACTTTGTTATCAATATCGGTAACGACGAATCGATTGCAAATGACATAGGCCAGGCAAGAGCACGAAACTATGCCTTAGATCAGGGCAAAACTCTTATTGAAGGTCGTAGCGCCGATGTTCTTATTCCAAGGGTTCTCGAACATATTAAGGCCAACCCAGATCAAACAAATTTCACTATCATCGGACCTCAAAATACGGCGGGTCAGAGATTTGTTGGGACTACAAAACCCTCTGGCAAGAATACTGAGATAAAAATTAATGAAGCTACGGATACTGCTAGGGAAATATTTCAGACACTTGGTTTAATTCCGAAAGATCAAGCTTCACGGGATTTAAATACTGAAGCAAATGCTCGGCGTAAGGCTGCCGGTATGGATTACGCAAGATCCGCATCTCCCGGGAGTATTGTTGCCGGTGCAATCCCAGCCACAAGGTATACGTCTACTAAAGAAAGTGCTCAAAAACTACTATCTGCTTTTGATCCAAATGTAGACCCGAAAGCCAATGATCGTGTGCTGGTATTTGGAACAGATGTTCAGGGCAATCATGATAAAGTATTTGGACCGATTGCCCAACAACTAGGTGCTGAAAAGGGAAAAACCGGAGCAAATGGCAGAACGTATGCTCTTCCAATCTTTGATAGGAACTACAAGGGGCCGGAAGGAAAGAATAACAGGCAGGGTAATAATGAGACATTTAACCCCAGGTCTGCCAAGCTCGAGATACAAAAGTTCTTTGATCACGCCAAGGCTAATCCCGGAAAAGAGTTTATGCTTATGTTTGGGGCATACCCTCATACATTCTCGGGCAGTCAAGAACGGGCTATTTTTGCAGGCACCAAAATACCAGCCAACGTAAGATTCCTGAGCAGCACTGCTCATAATATTTTCCCAGGCGCAACAGCCCCCGTAAGTAGAGTCAGCGTTTCGCGGGGCAAGAAATCCACGAGGAGTGCTTCAATCCCAAACGTGGATCGTGTGCTTGGCGAAACCCAAGCGCTTGATCCAAATGATCCAGATAAAGACCTGTCTTTGGCCGACCGTATTCTTAATAAAGGAAAGAAATTGCTTCGGGGTATTATCCTAAGTGAGCGTCAAGCCCGGGAACTGTTGTCTGCCGCTAACTCCGAGAAGGTCGAACGTCGCAGAGAAATCGTGGGTACTCCCAAATCGGGTACAGTTTACAATCCTGCCGTAGCCCCGGGAGGCATTACCAAGCTTTCTTCGTTTCCGTTTACCGCTTTTGCAAACTCTAAGAAGGGGACTTTCCTTGTTCGGGTTAACGGGGTGTCCGAGATTGGGACCGAGGTAGATACTCAAACGGCCGCGGAGCTGGCACAGACCAATCCGCAAACCATTGAGGCCAAAAACGCGATTGGCCGGCAGTATCTTGTGGACCTCGACTATTTCTCTCCAGTAACGCCCGAGTATCGGAAAACCATTTCAAAGATTTACGAGCGTGAAACCGAAGCGGTAAAGCAAGCGAAGGCTGGCGGGCAGGTTAATGAGGCTGAGCCAGATAAACTACTCGCTCCGAGAGAAGAGGCCGCGCGGCCGATTGGGGCGCAGGTTAATTCAAGTTATATGAGTCAGGTTTTTAAAGGTGGACCCGCGCTTGCGAACGACTCTGTATCAGGCGTGCCGGTGCCTGCGGAGGACCTGGCCAAGCATATTGAGTCTGTGTTGTTCGACAATAACCCAGAACGTATGCGCACAAAATCAATGCCCGCGCTTAAGACTTTAACACCTCAGCAAGTGGCAACACTTCAGGATGCCTTAAACACCATAAACGCTTATAAACCAGAATCTAAACCAACCCAGACAAGTGTAAGGTTGCTAAAAGAAGCGCTTAACATTGTTAAGGATTACGCTGAAAACGAGAAGATTGCATCGGAAATGTATTTGGCTGTTCGCGACGAAAACACGTACGCGTTGAACCAGCCAGGCACGTACATGAAGATGCTGGCTAAAGCAATTGCCAGGGACCCTCGCGCAGGTTCTTTAGCGAACCTCAATCTTTTCTTGCCTTACATGGAGTCTTCCAAACCTACCAATGAGGCTCAACCCGCCAATATACCAATGCGTTACTCTATGCCGAAAGAGGCGTTGCGCTCCGGTTTACAAAATAACTACCCAAGAGGAACGACCACGCTACAACTCATTCAAGACGGTAAAAGAAGGAGTACTACACGCAGAGCCTTTGCAGGGGTAGGAGATATCATTACTTTTGAAAATGACCCTACAAAATACGTAGTAACTTCTGTTGTAGCTCCCGACCTGCAAACTCCAGAGGGTCGTACCGCTTGGGAAAATCTAGAGGGTTGGTCATTAAAGTATATTGACCGAGACCCAAAATTAAAAAGCCAAGTTTATAACCCGCAATCAGTTCAAACAATATTCGAAATCTACAAACCTAAAGACATTAAGTCAGTTGAACGGAGTTCTGGTTTAAGTGTAAGGCCAGACCAAGTTCAAACCTTTGCGAAAGGGGAACTTACGGGCTCAGTCAACCCAGTTGCGGCTAAGTTTACACCCGCGGATACCACAGGACTTACGGAAGAGGGCAGCCTAGAAAAACAGTTTAAACCCAACTCCCTTTATTTGTACGACAACAAGGGTCAGGTCCTGCGCGTGTTGCCGTTCTCATTTAGAAACCGTTTTATACCCAATGCAGGCGGAGTAAATATCGTGCCGGATACGGATGTTTTACACCCGACCACCTCTCTTAAAGCTTTCGATACTCGTGAGATGTCGGCTCAAAAAGCACTGACCCCGGAAGAACTCCGAGATATGAGCTGGGCCCAGGCTAAGGGTTTGCTTGGTGAAATCCCAAGCACCGACTGGAGAGGTAGGTTTGCGTTGGATGTGTCAGAAAAACTGGCCCGTGGCGAACCCGTAGTTATTGCAGATCAGGACACTATTCAGTTTGTGCGAGCGTACCCTGGCATCTTCACCGGCGTCGTCAGGCACGGCGACAGCATCATGGTCACCGAGATGAAAACAGCCTTCGGAATTGTAACATCCGAAGCTCCTGTAGCTGGATTATCAAAGGACTTTACAAGCGTATTTTACAGGCTCCTTCAGCCGTTCTTTGCGACCCAAGAAAACGAATTTAATAAAGAGATCGAACTAGGCACTAAGGAAGAAATTGCTGGGGGTGGGGTCGGCGTAGTTGGGGATACCGTTCCGGCTTTTAGCCCCACTGGAGAAACTATCCCGTCCGTAAATAAGCAGTTGAGTGAAGGTGAGCGAAGGTTTGAGGAAGGGCTTGCCGACGAATCTATCCCGGAAATAGAAACACAGAAGGGCGCGGGCGAGGTAGACAGAGGAATGGGTGGAGTGGCTTATAATAGGCTTCTTGAACCAGCCGAGGGGGCTAAGGAAGTTAAGTCTGCTAGGTTAAGCATGTTGATCTCGCCAGAAAAAGCTGAGCTGATCCGCAAAGCAGACCCCGAAGGCAAGTACGTTCGGATGATTGTTCTTCCAAGAATTTCCTATATTGCCAGAACGACGGGCAAAGAGATGCCTGTCACGACCAAAGATGGTTACGCAATCGTTACAGGAATTACAGATCCTCGCACGGGTGAGTACATGGGAGATAAAGCTCCGCTTCCACAGCGTCCGACAGATGAAGTAGCTTCCGAAGAAGAGAGTCTCCAAGCCGCTACCGCTGTAGCCGCAGAGCAGGATAAGCTGGGCCAATATATCTTTCTACCAAAGGATATTAGTATTCAGGATCTGGTAAGCACGTATCAGAATATATTAAGTACGATTAAGGATTCTAGCAGTCCTATTCTTGTTTCAAGGGATGTTCTGGAGTTTAACCAACAGCTTCAGGCGCTTCAAAATGTCGTTTCCTTTGATGCTACCGACGACGGATTTTACCTGACCGGGGTTTACGATAACTCTAAAGGTGAGTGGATTGGTCAGTTGCCTTATGGGGCAAGAAGAATGACTACTGGAGAGGTTGCAGCTCTATCGCGTGAACAAGCTATCGATCTTGGCAACAACATTAACGAATGGTTGCGGGAAAAGAGAGCAGCCAGTGTGGATACTCTTTCGTTGGATGACGTAACTTTCTCGGACGACGAAATTAAGAACCGAGTTCTCTTGCTTCAAGCCGTTGCTCAGTCCTACCTAGACGGATTCGGAAAGACGCGTGAGTCGTTAGAGAAGGGGCTCGCGAACATAATGAGCCTAAAGACAAGGGAGAAGCAGAACTATCTATTCCTGGAGAATGTCGAGTCTCGCTTCCAGCAGGCTATTAACGAGGGAGCTTTCGACGCCGATGAACTTCGTCTATTGCCGAGGCTCATTGAAGATGCGGTTAACGTATTTAATAGTGGTGTGGTGTACAGCCCGGTGGACGCCAACGATACGACCAAAGGCTGGAACGCGGGTGTCTCTAGGAAGTTCCCGAACACGTCGGGGCGGCCAAGAGAGCACTTCCTGAGTCGCGTAAAGAAAAGCGGTATCCCGGAGCAAGAGGCAAACAACCTGGTCGACAATCTTAATATCAATCAGACCGAGACTTTTAAGGATAGTGAGTTGATGCGCAGAGTGTTTATTGAAACCCTCTTAATGAGTAAGACTGCTGATGGCGCGAAACTCAACGCCGTGCTCAATAAGATTCTTTCTGAGTACGAAGACATGCGCGAACAGTTTGGCGATGAGTACTTAAACGAGTCTCGTCCTACAAATACGCTTTACGGTTTTGTGACTGCCTTGTCAGTTGAGGGCTATGGTGGCGTTGACGGTCTGGCAAAACGGGTAGTGGGTATTGCCGCTAACATGAAAATAAACGAGGTTTCCTTCGTCTCATTGGAAGGGACAACGGAAAAGGTCGAATCAAATGAAACAGAATCAAAGGCTATCGACGTTGCCTTCTTGCCGGACCAAAGCGGCAACGACTATGACGCCCAAAAAGATTTAGCAGGTGACTCATACGACACGGAGCTAGACAAATATGAAACACTACCAACCAAAGACAAACGCAGGAAAAAGTACGAAGCCTTTATCAATCAGATGGCTGAGTATAGGGAAGGACTTCCTTTCATTAGGCGGGCGGTTCATGACATTGTTATGCGCGAAGGGTTTGGATTTACTGCGGGTTATGTCCCTACTGTGTATCAAGGTGATGAAAAAGCCCAGCAGGGGTTGGTGTTCGGCAAAAGCAACGCCCAGTTGGATATTCTGTTTCCCACCGTCAAACTTAAAGAAGAATCGCAAATTGGTGATGCTGGAAAGGGTAAGGGCTTTCTCAGTGGCAAGCTCCTTAACTCGATATTCGGGGCACTGCCTGGCATTCCGTCCTCTTTCATTGAGCCGGCTGTTCTCGGTCAAATCGCCAAAGAACAATACGAAGGGATTCTTCAGGAGCTTGTACGCAACGACATGCAGGAGTTTGCGGATGCTGAAAAAGTACGTGAGGCGCTTCGGCAATATGAGCAGGAGATTGTTGATGAACAAAACCGGGCGGCTCAGCTGCGGAAGGACATTCGGCAGGCCGGAATTCCTATCGGCAACAAATCAACTCCAGAGACAAGGATAATCAACCTTGCCGCTAACCCAAAGCGAGTGGGGGCATTGCCGAAGACCCTTTTAAACATTCTCGCAAACAGCCCCATGGCGTCGTTAAAGGATGCGTCAGAACTTATCCTTAATCGGCTAAACCAAATCTACAAATTTAATGGCACCACAAGGGAGCAGTTATTCGAGCAACTGCTGGACCCGGTAGGTAAGTTTGACGGAACGCTAAGCCCGGATGAGCTTATCAGCCCTGAAAACGACAGGGCTCGTGTTCGCGATATTTTGTTTAATGTTCTCCTGCCGGCTTTTGAAAACCGGAGCTCCTTCGACCCTGCCTACGTCCTTAACGAGATGCGCAAGGTCAACGACCCTTACCGCAAGCAGGCCAACATCTCCAGGGTAAGGAAGATTGAGGCGGATGTATCAGGAGCCTCCAAGTACGCGACAGAAGAAGGGTTTGCCGATGCGGGTGTAAGTTTTGATTCTAACCTTCTTAATCTCCAGGACCAGAGGCAGGAGAAGGCAATGGAGTATTTGCGGTCCTCGGCCCGACGCAAGGGGTTGAAGAACGTGAACTTTCAGTCGAACACCACGGAGAACTACCCGGTGTTTACGGTTCGCGGTTCCGACAATCCTATGGACCCGGTAAATTCGACTATTTTCGTTAACCCTGAGCTTCTGGCAGAAAAACTTTTCCAGCAGAAAGACATTAACTTCCTTGATCCCGTAGCTCGGAACACGTACGACAAACTGACCGAGCAGTTGATGGACCAGCTGATTGCGCACGAAGTGGCGCATCTTTCATACTTCGAGCAACTCCGTAAAGAATACAGGGCTCGCTTCCCCAACGGCGGCGTTTCTTGGGTGTCTTACTACAACGGCCGGGTCCGCGAAGCGGCAAACTTCTTGCGATCAGAAGATAATGGACTCAAGGTCAAACTACCTGGGCAAAAGGCGGTTTCAGTTACGGAAGCTCTGGGCGAACTTTACCCGGAAACCAAGCAAAGCGATGAAGTCCTGGTGGCTGAGTTCTTGCGGCTACTTCTGGAGTTGGACAAGAGCAGGGGAGCTAAAATATTTACCGAAGGCTTGGAGCTTCAAAGAAGCCTTCAGGTGCAGGACCGGGTATCGAGCCTAATCCGTGGGCAATCCCGTCAGCAAATTATGGCGATGGATAACTTCGCCAGGGCGCAAAGAAAATCATTCCTCGGTTGGTTGCGGACGGTGCTTGATTCGGTCTTTAATCTCTTTAGCGCCCTTAAAGCTTCATCCGACCCGAGAGCCAGAAGTCTTTACGAGACGTACAACAAAGTCAGCGAGCTTTATGAACGCTACTACTCTGATTACGTAGCTCCCCCGACGGTTAACGAGCCAAGTATTGAGGCCGAGGGACTGGCTTCCGTTGGGGAAGCGTTAAACCGGGCAAAACCTATCGGGGCGCAAAGACAAGAAGCGGCCGCATCCAGGCGGGCGGAGATATTTGAAAACGAGGGCGGTGTTCCCACGTACGAAGAAAAAACCAGAGCAGGAGAGATCGCTTACTTAAAGAACCTGGGTGCTATTGATAGCATCGAAAGCATCCTGAATGAGCTGAGCGCAGACAAAGTCGCTGTATGGCTTTCTTCAGCCGCCGTAGACCCGGACAAAACATCGTTGGTGGATATCGGTGATCAGAGTTATAATCTTAATCAAACTCAAATCGTCACCTTAGCCAGCTATGCTATCGGTCGGTTTACGGAGACTAAACAGTTTCACAAGGCAACAACCCTTTTAAAACAGGTAAGTCGTCTGGGTCGGGGTATGGGCCAAACAATTTCAATTGGGTATAGGCTTCTTAAAGAATTTCTGATGCGCACACCCTCCGGGATGGTGAGTGAATATGTCTCTCGACTTGCGGAAACAAGAGCCGAGTTAAAGAACAAGGTAGGCGAGCAGCTGGGGTCGCTCGGGGAAGAGGTTAGGCAGGCTCAAGGCGAAGCATTGGGACTTACTCTGAATGATGCTGGTGTTCAGGCGCTGATCCAGCAGATCAACACACTATACGGAGCCGCATTGGCGCAGGCCAATCAGGAAGATCTGGCCACTATCATCCGAAATCATTACGCCGAGTTCAGCGGAGAAGACCTTGTCAGCGTGTTGGCCAAACTTCTGCCGGAATATGAGAACAAGCCCCTGCTGTTTGAGTTGGCTGACATGGTTCAAAAGAACATGCAGACCCAACTCGGCAAGGCTTTGAGTCTCCGTGGTCGTACGCTCCGAAGGAATATTGTGAACCGTAAAGGCATGAACAATGCCGAGCTCCGGGCTGAGCGTATTGAGCAACTGATCACTGAAATGCATGAGGTGGTAAAGCCTCCAATTTCCAAATCGGGCAACACCATCGAAGATGCTATTTCTGGTGATGCCCGAAAGATCCTTGAGCTGGCCGCCCTTGGCGCAATCAACGATGACGTTGTTCTTTCGACAATTGAAAGCCTGGGCAAGTTCCCTTCGTTTGATGTGAATACGGCCGAGACGCTCCGAAAGATGATGGTAGATGCGTCGAGAACGCCTTATGGGTTTCAACGGGACAGAAAATTCCACGAGGCCCTGAAGGTTTTGCACAACGCTACGAAATCCGATGCGCTCCCCCAGGTGTCAGCTTATTGGTACATGTCCATGCTATCCGGCCCTGCAACCTTCTGGATGAACTTTGTGTCGACCGCGTTTAAGGCAATCGCCGACATTGCGACTTACTCCATGGCTGCGGCCGCTGCCAGAGGAAACCCCGCGTTGGCAATCAAGTACATGACGTTGGGGTACAAAACATTTTTGGCTTCCATGCACACCATTGCCATGGCTGAAGCCAAGGGGATCCTGCTCCACGGGGATATTAATCCCAGGACAAATGGCAAGTACGTGGACGAGGCCAGCATCAACGCTCTTGAATCTATGGGCACTGATACCCTGATAAAGAAGGTGCTGTCCAAGGGTAAATACATTTTCCGGATCATGTCCGCTTCCGATGCGCTGTTTGGTCGTTCGGCCATGGAGGGTTTTGCAGCCATCCAGGCACAGATCCAGGCGATTGAGAACGTAGAGAACAAGGTGACCGATCTTTCTGTCGAAGAAGAAACAGCCAGACTGCTCAATCAAACAGACGCATTTGTGGAGCAAGCGACAAAGCAAGCGCTGGGCGAGAATTTAAAGCCTGGCACAGCGGACTTTACCAAGCGTGTTTATGAGCTTCGGGATCTGGCAATTCAGGCTGACCCCGAGAGAGCTTCGATTATGCGCCGGGCTGAAGACCTATCGCTGTACGCGACGTACAACAATAAACCCTACGGGTTGCTTGGGCACATTGCCGAAGGCATTGGAACATTGTCCAGGGAGCATCCAATCCTCGTCCCATTGTTTGTGCCCTTTACCAAGATCGTGTCAAACGTGACCAACGAAAGTATCAACTACACGCCGATCGGGGCATACCGAGCCTTTAAAGCTTGGAGTGAGGCCGGCACTAAGAAGACCAGTGGCTTGGCCAAGACGGTCGAGCAGATGGAACAGATTAAGAAAATTGAGCAGGGTAGTCTTTACGCCATTCAGGCGGTACTTGGGACAAGCGCCATGCTTGTTCTTGCCGGATTGGCCGGGATGCTCAAGGACAAGGACGACGATGGCCAGGACGATGGATTTACTATCACTGGTGGCGGGCCTTCCGATCCGGCGGCCAGAAAGCAAGCGAGAGAAGGTGGTTACGTCCCTTACTCCTTCTCCTTCGGGGGCAACAGTCTTAAGCTCAGCTACCTCTCCACACCGTTAGCCATTCCTTTGTCGATTGTCGGAACGTGGTTTGATCAGTCTAACTACCCAAGGGGTCGCGAAAAAGACATAACCGAGAAGTTGACTTCGGCAGCCCTTGCCGTGGCTCAAGTCCCTTTCAACCAGTCCTTCCTACAGGGCTTGTCCAATCTGTTCAAAATGCTGGACGGAACTTCAGAGGGCCAGGACGTGTCCGCCCTGCAAAACTTTTTCTCTGGGGCAGTAGGCAACGCTGTTCCCAACGTTATCAAACAAGCCGACCAGATCTTCGAACCCATCCCGCAACAGCAGACGAGCTTTGTTGGAAAGTGGCTCTTTAATAAAGTGCCTATCCTTAAGAGCATGACCGGGACACCTCAACTCAACGTGCTGGGTGAGGTTGTTAACGCCCCGGCTGGACCCGAGCGTATGCTATTCCTTCAAAGGTTTATCAACACCTCTGAGGCCGATCCCTTGTTTAAACTCTTCATGGCCAAGAACGCCTTTATCCCTGACGCAAGACGAGGAACCAAGGTGGGTAATTACCAGCTAAACGATGAGCAGTTCTATAAATTTAGGGAGATGAGGGGAAAGATTATTGCCCAGGTTGTGCGACGCCCGTCTTTCTTTGCGATGGCCAAAAGAATGAGTTCGGAGCAGTTGGACAACTATCTTCAGAAGCTTGGCCAGCAAGCGTCAGAGACCGCCAAGAAACAAATTACACCCGAACTAATCAGACAAGGCGTAAAGCTGTAGGATTATTGACCAGAAGTTGCAAGTAATTAGAATATAAATATATGGCTACAAGACAAGAGCAAATCGATTTTATCCGACAAGCAGTGGTGCCAGCCGAGCGCGTAGCCGCAAGATTAGGGGTTCCCAGCAACGCAGTCATAGCTCAGTGGGCGATGGAGTCCGGATGGGGGACAAGCAAGCTGTCCAAAGCAGCAAACAACTTCGGTGGAATTAAAGAATGGAAGAACGGACCGTCCGTCCGCATGCCGACAAAAGAAACCGTAAACGGAAAGGTCATTAACACCGAGGCTAACTTTAAAAAGTTCAATGACATCAATCACTACGCGGACGAATACGGTAACTTTCTGTCCACCGATCGGTATAAGAATGTGCGCGGGCAGAAAGATCCAATGGGGTTTGCCAATGCGTTGGCCACGTCCGGTTACGCCACAACAAACCCCAGCGAATACTCAGGCTCTATCATGGGTGCAATGAAGAGCGTGGACAGGTTATTGCCTGAGATCAAAGGGTCGATGCCTCCAGGGAACAGGACAGCCGAACAGCCTGAAGGTGGCGTGCCCGGCTTCTCCTTTAAAAAAGGTGCGGCCCAAATGGATAAACCGTTGGACCCAAATACTTCGGTGGCTAATGCCATGTCGCCTAATGGTCGGGACGCAACAGGGGATGTAATTGATTGGTTTAAAAAAAGGACACCCGATGGGGGCACTGAAGGAAAGACTCCATTCGGAGATAATCTGATGTCTTCTAGCAGTCCTAGTCGAGGAGCTATGATGAGCAAGAGTGCGGAACCTGCCGGTATGGCCGGTAAGGGCATGGATATTATGAGCGGCTTGGCGGAACTGCTTTCTGGTTTTGCCGGGGCAGGAGACTCAGCCGGGTCAAACGCAACCAACATGATGCTCTCTGATTACGCCAACAGCCTAAATAAACCGACTTTTGATTATGAACAGCCAGTCAAATACAAGTTCCCGGGGTTCTTTAACGGGTAGTCATGGCCGGCAAGAAAAGAAAGCCAAGACAAATTGCCCGCGAAGAGCACCCAGAAACCGACTGGCTTCTTTCCAAGCACCCGGGCAGTCGTATGCCCTGGGCGTTTAAGGATAAAGACGAAGACGGCGACGACGATCAATGGGAGAAGGAACAGAAACAAAAATGATTTCCAAGTATAAGAAGCTGGTCAACAAGCTGGATAAGCAAGGGGCGCAGGATCCTCGAGCCTTGGCCGCCTGGATTGGTCGCAAAAAATACGGAAAGAAAGAGTTTCAAGCAAGAGCTCGCCGTGGGCTAGGCAAGCGATAATATTGACTAATAGTTGACAGTAGCTAAAAAGGAATAATACATATGGCAACAATGACCGCAAGCGACAAGCAGGTAGCTAAAATAAGAGAGTGGCTGAAGACGCAGCCTTCCGAAACTCAAAAGCGTTTGGGAGACATGCTTGAAAAGGGTTTAATAAAGGAAGTAAAAGCCGAGCTGCCGGCCGGGTGGGCGAGCAAAGAGAGCGCGGTTCAAAGCGTTCCCAAGGCTGAGCCTGCTAAGACCACAGCGCCCAAAGCTAAAGGAGCCAAGTTAAAGTCCGTAGCCACTAACCTTGCGGCCAAAGCTACAAAGGACGCAGTTGCCTCTGAAGCAAGCTCAGCCGCAAAGGCCGCCGGTAAAGCTGCCGTTAACACGGCGGCTGTTGAAGGAAGTTCCTTTGGGCAGGGGGCAAAAGCTTTTGGCAAAGGGCTGTTAAGTAAAGGGGGAGCGCGAGGTCTTGGAGCTGTAGGATCGGGTCTAATTCTAGGTGCAAGTGCACTCGGTCGGGCGGGAGAAATTAGTAAAGATTTAGATGAGGGAAAAAATCTTGGGCAAGCAATCAATAAACCAGAATCAAACTGGAAGCTTTATGATACTGCTGAAGATTTAGCGGCAACTGCAGCTGGGACTGAGGCAGGGGCATATGCAGGCGGTGCTTTGGGGGCGTTAGGCGGTCCAGCCGCGCCGTTCACTGTGCCGGCGGGAGCTGTAATTGGGGGCACAGTCGGCGGTTTTTCTGGCGTACCCATAAAAAACTTTATAAAGAAAGTCGGTAAAGCTGCTTTGTTTGGGCCTCAAGAACCCAAGCAAGCGGGCGTAACAACTTATAACACACCCTCTAAAAAAGTATCTCCTATTGGTATTAATGAAGCAAGCGATTGGCTTAAAGCCAACAACATGGAAGCCACTGAATCAAACTTCCAGAAAGCTTTCCAAGAACTGAGCAAGAAACAACAGGAGCAGATCAACAAGACGCCTGAGCCCAAGCCTTCCGCGGATACTTACAAACCTTCGGCCAACGAGTCTGTGGCGATGGCGGAGCAGGCGGTTAAAGCGCCTATTGGGATTCAGGATAAAGCCCCGGAGCCGGACATCATGTCCTTCCTAAGCAACCCTGACACGCAAGGAATGATTGCCGAGCTGGTGGCCAAGCAGGCCAACCGAGTTCAGTCTGCCAGTAATATTCCCGACTTTAAGCCGCTTAAAAAAAATAAAGATGCTGAAGATGAGGAGAGCACTAGCTCTTCATCCACCACAACGGCGAACGTCCGACCCCCTCCACGCTTCTTTGTGAACACGGGAAGATTTGGCACCATGGCAGGTGGTGGGTCGCGACGCTCGCCGTCGGGCAGACTTTTCTAGAATACTTTACAAGGCGGTTCTGGAGGATCGTTAGCCCTGACCATAGGGCTTGGACCCTTGAAAGCCTCGTACAGATCCTTTAACTGTTTACCTTGTTCTTTGTATCTGGACGGAAGGTCAATCATGCACTTCTTATCCAGAAGCTTTTTATTGATGTCTCGGTTAAGATCGGCGTCATAGCCAAGCATACGATTGTAGTATGCATTGACCTCCTCCGGTCCGAGGATCTCCTGGATCCTCTCGTCTTGGAATGCGGCTAACAACGAAGACTCATGTGTCCGCATATGCTCGAACATAGCCGTGCAATAAACACAGATACCTCCAGGCGTATCGGAACAGTTCTCGTGGCCAAACTCACAATCGTGGGGCAGAACATAGTTGCAGTGCTTTTGGTAATACGCACTACACTCGTCCCAGGTCATCCAATACGTCTTGCTCTTTCTGCTAAGATGACTCAGATTCTGCCCCTGGATTTGTGTCTGTTTGTGGGCCAAGTCAGCCAGGGTTTTGCCTAGTTTGATGTCTCCTTCTTTGTAATACTTATACTGTTTATCTGCCCTCCATAGTAATCTGGAATTACTCATTCCAAAGTCTTACTCCAATATCGTGTGGACTTAAAGCCTTGAAGCTTGTTCCACCATATCTCTCTGGCAATGAAGGGTTTAACATCATAGTCAGAGGCGAGTCTAGTCCAATGGTTCTCCATTTTAGTGTACTCAGTTTTGTTTACCTGCCGTCCTTTTAATGCATGAATTCCACGCAAGATCAATCGATCCAGGCAGACGACCATGCAGTTAGGATTCAACATGCCAATGGCAAAGCTGGCTTTGGCCAACCCTAAACCAGGGACAGTTTCGGCTATGCGGTTGCGGTACTCGGTACAGCTCTCGTTGGCTTGACGCACAAACGTATGGTACTTGTGCATAAACAACTGCGTGAAGCGCTGGATATCTCTGGCCTTGCTGCGCCATAACCCGGTACGCGCGTTGTACAGTCTGCGTTCCAATTCGGCTGTATTATCGATCCAATCATTGTGGTTACCGACAGCTTCCATGCACTTGACGTTGTCCTCCCAGCCCATGTTGGCTGCGAAGATGCTGAACATCCAGAACTTGAACTCCCGCATCTTGTCTCCCCTGGGATTGATCTCATCCCAGTAACGGGTGTAGCTGTCGATGTCTGATTGTTTGAGGTTGTAGTAAAGATCCCTAATGCCGGCAGTCATGTAAGCAGCAGTTCCCGGGTCCGGCCCAACTGCCAGGGATGGTAGGCGATGGTGGCCTTCTCGTCCTGGTATTTAAGCAGATCCTCGTTGACTGCGTCCAACTCGGTATAGCCGCGTATCGTGTCCTGGCGGATGCCTTCCTCAAGGTCGAGCCAGGTATCGTCGATGGAGAGCCAAAGGTTGCGGTTGTTCTTAATGGCGTATGTCGTCATAGGGGTTTCCTTCATGTGATGATTGCGCGGTTGTCCTGAATGCTGATGCTGTGGGCGTCGCCCCAGACAACTGCACGGGGTTGTGATTTTCGTTTGCGGTCGTGTGTTGGCACACGGCATTCGAAACCTTTGACGGGGACGCATTGACCCTGGTAGTGGATGGTCCACCAGACGTCCTTGCGTTGTGTCGATAAGGGTTTGTTGAAGTGGTAAAAGAATCTCATTCGCGTCCGCTCATTAATCTCCAGATAAGCAAGTCGGCTTGCGCCGGCGTGCAGTTGGGGAAGTGTGACGGGTAAAGCGTGAGCCAAATACGCTCATACTTTTCGTACACGTTTTTGTCTGTTGGGGATGTCTCGGGCACATCTTCTACGCCGACACTCTTCATCCATTTAAGGATGTGAGTGTCGAGCACAGCGACCCTAACCAAGGGTCTGGTATGCAGGATGAAGAACCTGGCTGTCTTGGGTCCCACACCGTAGACTTCGTCCAGTTCATCAGTTGTTGCGTGTCGTAAGTTCAGGCTGCATGACTCCATTAAAGCTTGGGAGATCCGCTCATACTGTCCGCTTTTGGCGGTAAGCAGGGCGTTGCGTAGACCGAGGGGCCCAAGCTGTCGTATGTACTCAAAGGGTTTCTGCGTGGTGAATCGGTTCAACAGCTCGGATACTTTCTTGGCTGCCGTGTCGGCGTTCTTGCCGGCAGTCAGCACGCAAAAGATCCAGAAGGCTTGAAGGTTTGAATCGTCTCTTTGGTAGTCCGTAACATTAACAGGGTTAATGGGTTGTATCATGTATCCTTTCTTAATGCTTGATGTAGCTGACGTTGGGTGTGGATTTGTCCCAGCAAATGCGGCAGTCCAAGCACTTGTTGTACAGCTGTTTGTACGCCGAGGCGTTGGGCCAAGGCTTGGGGCAGGGGACCGTCAATGATGTAAGCTGACAATCGGATGCACAGGTTGTCGGGGATAACCCCGCCGCCCTGAACATAATCCTGCACAATCTTATATTCCTTGGTCGGCAGGTAGTGCTTTACCTTGGGTGTCTTGACGCAGACCTGACAGATCTTTGTCAGTAATTGTACCGACTGAAGGTCGCCCGAATCAAACCAACGGAAGGCGTCTCCGCCTTTGTTCTTTGATTTGGCGTTGATCATAAACGCCATGAGGTCGACCCAATCATCGCGGTTGGAGGCAAGCTGCCGTTTGGCGTGGGCCTGCACCACATTCTTCATGACGTAATGATTGCGTAAGGCGTAGCACTCAGCGCATACGCTATCGATTACATCCCTTAGTTTGGTTCCAATGTTGCAGTTGAGTGCGGAGATACCCCAGCCCCAGCCGGGCATCTTGCTTGGATTGGACAGAGCCCCGATCATGGACTCAGCCATAGCTAATGTCATCGTGAGCTCCTTTCGTTATCTATATAGATTGAAATATCTTCTTTTAACTCTGATGGTGTGAGTTTGCCATTGGCTATATCGGCAAAAATATAAGAAACATCCTCCACATCAGTTAACCAATCTTGAACCATCCTTGGTGTTATTGTTTTACTCATAGTGTTGCTCCTGTCTTATGGTCATTGACCATACTGTTGAGTAAGCCAATCACTCTGGCTTCAAAGGTTTCGAGGAACTCGCCGCTAACCCGTGAAGGCGGAGCCTTCAACGGGGCGATACCCATTTCCAACCTTGTCTTGTTGCGCTCCTTGTACTTGGCGTTTGCCAAGTCCAAAGCGCTCCGTTTAACCGCCGCCTTGTTGAGCAAGCTCATGCCCAACGATCCGATTGGAGCTCTTGCTCACGTTCAATAATCTTGTTGTCTTTCTGAAGCTTAATGATTTCTTCCTTAAGCTTTTGATTTTCAAGTTTCAGCCTCTGCGTTTTTAGATCGTAGTATTCACGTGAGCTTTCCGAGGCAGCTTGCGATGCCATGCGGGCCCACCACTGTCCGTATGTAACTCCACTCATGTGTCCTCCTTATGGTTTTCAGGGGCGG